ACCTCTGCCCCAATTCCCGATTTTTATGGTTATGCTATTACCTGTCGGGTCACCTGTAACTGATACATTTCCATTATTTATTATCTCTGTGCGTTTTACTTTGTTATCCGACACACCGTAAATAAACGCCCCAAATTGATTGCTTTCGCTTCCAGCAAGCATTACAAATAAGCCTAATTCTCTCACTGAAATATCAGGTGAATGTATTACTACTGCATCGTATGCAGCTCCATAATTTGTAATACCCTTGCTGTAAATCGTCCCAGCCTTACTATTTAATTGGTTTAAAGCCTGCAAAAGTGTCAGATTTCCCTGATCCAGAGCGAATGTCTGGGAGGTCAGATTTTGTAATATCTGTTTTGAGAGGTTTTCTAATGTGATGATCCCACCTTCGTTGGTGTCTGGATCGGTGAAGATGAGTTTCTTTCCAGTTGGGATGGTTGTTACTTCCGGGAGGGTGTTGGCTGCTACGCTTTCTTCTGGTAATGACATAGTGTTTCCTTTCTGGCATGTGCCTTATGCATCTGTGCTGAAGCAGAGAGCTTTTCCACTCAGAGTTAGAGCTCCGATGCTTACTGTTAATAGTTGCTGTTTATAGGTTTCGAATCGTCCGACTACAACACCGCCAAATATGTAATTTTCATTATTTACGGTGATCGTATAGCCATATCCCAGGAAGGTTTCGCCGCTTTCTGTCTTTCTGGTCCAGCTATACCAGGTGGAAGGGTATTCTTTTGTTACTTCTCTGCCGTCTTTGTATACCACTGCTGTTAATGTTGTGGTCCCATCTCCGTTATCATGGTATCTGGCATTATAGATCAGGGAATTGTTTGTCAGGCCATGAAGGTCTGTCGTTACTTCTGACAGGTTTGCTTTGATGCCATCTATTCCTGTTTGGATATCTGCCACCTTATTATTGGTGGTTGTTATTGCCTCTTTTGCTTCATCTGCAGTATCCTGGGCTTTTTTGATATCTTCTGCCAATCCCTCTGCATCTGCAATGATTGCTACTGTCTGGGTGTCAAGCATCTGCACTCCTGTCGTATCATAAAGAGTACAGCGAATCAGATTTACATCAGGTCCTGTCGGTGTGTATATTTTCAGTGTTTCTGTTCCAGAAGAACCATAGGTAATGTTATAGGTTTTTCCGGAATCTTTGGATTCTTCTATCTGGAAAATCCCTGCATAGCTGCTTATCAGACCATTGTCATTTTTATATGCTGAGAAAGTCACACTGGATGGCAAAAGTGTTTTTCCATCCTTTTGTTTTCTCAGAACCAATGTGCTGGTCTGAATATTATAAGAAATACCGATCTTTCCATCTTTTGACTTGCTGATAGAAAAACGTTTTTTGATCCAGACACCATTATTTTTTATCGTCAGGATCTTTCCGCCAATCACTAATATTTCATCACCGAGCTGCAGGGCTTTTGATTCCAGGCCGTATTGTGCTTCGATATCTACATAACCGCTGTCAGTGGTCATGTCTGTTACCTGATAGGTCCGGGTTCTGGCATTCCAGGTACCCGTGATTCCTTCTGAAACTGTTACCCTCATTGCGTCAATATGGTCTGAAACGTCTGTATCTCCCAGATATACTTTCATGGTTGTATGGCAGGTGCTATAATCCCCGCCGGTTCCATCCGGATTCGTATGAACTACATGCGCATCATTATCAAGTAATGCTCCGATCGCATCCAGTGTACTGATCCCGGATAATGTATCCAGTGCTTTTCTGGCTGTATCTGCCGCAGCGTCTGCAGTATCGCTGGCAGCCTTTGCAGTGCCGGTGGCACTATTGGCAGTTTCCTGCACGGTAGTAATATTTTTGCTGATCTGAGAGTATGCCTGGTTCAGATTCTGTCCGGAATCATCAAACCAGATCCGGCTACTCTTGATCACCTGGGCACTGTTATTGATCTCCTTAAACAAGCTGTCAATGTCCAGCTTGGAAGCTGCGATATTCGCATTGTCTGAAACCATGCTGTCTACTACAACGCCATCTGCGATTGCGCCTTTTTGAACGCCGGCTGCATCAATCAAAATCCCTTTTCCAGTCTCATCGAACAGTGCAAAAGCAAAGTTCCCGGATGCATCTTTTCCTGCCTGCAGTCTCACCACGCCGTTGGCATCCTTCCACTGCTGGGTGGCTCCCTGTATCTGGATCCCGCCATCATCTGAGACGATCGTAAATTTATCCGTAGAAATAGTTCCCGCCAAAAGATCGGATATCGTGACCGTCTGCATTACTGCATTCCGGATCAGTGCCGAATCGATCACCGCATTCTGAGAAGTCAGGTGAATATTCTGTAGATCCCCCACTCCAGCATTTCCGGAAAGAAGTGTCTTGATATTGGCATAGTTGCCATCCAGGATATCAATCTTTGCATTGGCAGCTTTGAACTGGGTCGCGGTCAGATCCCGGAAATTTCCTACGTCTGCATTCAGCATTTCAATATTGGCATTCGTAGCATTCAGGTTTGTAATCGTCGCATAGGTGATCTTAGCCGTGTCTACATCCAGCTTGTTGATCATCGCATGATCGATCATGACCAGCTGGGCGTAATAACGATCCATTTCTTTTGTCTGGGGACCTTTATAGTCTGCATTTGTTTCTTCTTCAGACAAGCCAACCGCTTCGATCGTATGCGTCAGACCGCCGTCATACTCCCATTCCAGCTTCATAGCAGGAACCTTGTAAGAATCTCCATTCAGGTCCTCTACTGTTAAAATATCCCAGGGATCCAGGCGGGGATCTCCTAAGAGTTTCAGATTTCCAGGCATATAAGAAAACTGGCCGATTGCTGAAAGGATATTGTTCAGCACATCTTCTGTCATAAATGGATTGGAAAAGGTAACCGCTCTTGCTCCGTTGCCTGCAGATATGGAGCTGCTGTTCCCTTCTTCATCTTTTCCTGTATAGCAGGTCAGTTTTTCTACGTTAAATGGATACTCGTTATGCTCAAAATTATCCCAGTACCGTCCGGTCCCTACCGTGTAGTCGCTGTCTGTATATGTGTGGATCTCTATCTGCCCCTGACGATTACAGAGAGCAAATCCGCCATACATCTGAGCTACATAGGAAAGGACCTCACGACAGGAATAGCCTTTCGGGTTCGCCATTGTGATTGCATCAAGTCCTTCTGTTATCACCGGTACCCGTGTAATCTCTGCAATGCGTTTCAATATTGCAATCGTATCCGTATTATCTGGAAGGCTGGAAGAAAAAGGTGTTTCCAGGTTCATCATACGGTCATATGCCGTAAATTCTATCTGGTTCTCCGTCTTTTTGGGCTTTCCGGCTGTAAAATATCCAATGGGAATGTATTCCGTCAGGCCATCTATGTCCATGCCGATCTGCAGTAAAAATTCATGGTTTTCAATTGCGCCGGCGCAATCCGGGATTGTTGCTTCTACATACTGGGACACCACGGAGCCCAGGGAGAAATCATCCTCTCCTTCAGATCCGCCGGTAAACTTAATGTTTTTGGCATTCGTGATGCTGGTGTCATCATAAGTGATCAGGCTTTTAAACGTTCGGGAATCCTGCTGTATCAGATTTCCGAAGGCTTCCGTTGACTGATACATTCAGGTACCTCCTTTACTCTGTCATAAATTCCAGGGCAGTCAGCTCCTCGATGGTCAACGGATCAAATCTGGGATCATCGCATTTCTCCAGCACATCAAGAGAGACTGTCTGGATCTCTGCTTCGGTTTCGATATTCAGAAGTTCCTCAATATCTTTTGCATATCCTTCCTGATCCGGGATCACATAACAACCGTCGTTTACCAGAAACTGTCCGTTTTCGCCTTTCTGTGCGTAATGCTCTAAAAGCTCATTTCTTTCTGCAGAATAAGCTTCAGAAGCTGCAGTTACTGCCGATACGTTCTTTTTGATTGCATATCCCAATTTTACAGGGAGTTTCTTTGTTTTTATTGCAGCGTATGTGTTCAGAAAAGAAATAATCTGACTATTCCTGAGTTTCATCTGTGGTATCCTCCCCTGTTGTGCTGTCTGCCTCTTCCATGGAATCCTGCATATCCCATACTGCTTCCTGGAAGGCAGCAACCTGGGCACGGATTTCTTTTTTGTTTTTATTGTATGTTTCTTTGTCCTGGATGGATTGAGTTACTCTGTCAGTGCCATTGGCACTTGTTGAAAGTTCTGTAAAGAGGCTCATTACAATTTTATCATCTACTTTAATGGTTCCGTTTGCTGTTAAGCTCTTATTAATTGTTAATTCTGCTGCCATGCTTCTTTTCCTCCTATTTCTGAATTACACTTACCGATGCGCTTTTATAATAAAATATCCCATCGCCAAGCCAGCCTAGCTGTTCTTTTGACAAAGTTCCGCGATAGGAACTGATTGTCAGGTCAATACCATCATCGTGGAACGAAAATGGAAAGTACCCTGCGGTCAGGACGTTCTTGATTATTACAAGTTCCGATTCTGTAAGTACTCCCCATTTGATTGATATGTTCTTTTTCTGCGCTATTACATCACCGATCATCTCACCGGAAGCAGACCTTCCGGTGTTTGATGACCATATAATTTCGTCGTTTACTGTTATCTCTGTAGGTGCAGGAAGCGTAGTATTTCCTGACCATAATATTCTCTTAGCCATACACGCCTCCTTAGTAAATCAGTTCTGATTTTCCCTTTGCTTTTGTATTCTGGTTCGTTTTTTCAATGAAATATTTCCGCAGTGTTTCCGGATCCAGACTTACTATTGGAAAATCTTTCGGCATATTTTTGATCAGATCTATCAATTCCTGCAGTAATCTTGCGGCATCTCCTCCAGATAGTTCAGCTGCTGCCCTTGCCATTTCCAACATCTTTCCTTCTGGAGCTACAACCTCTCCCTGATGAAGGTTGTCACCAATCATTGCCAGCTGTGGAGTGTTCTTCTGTACAAATCCGCCTTCTGCAAGATGAGGTATAGTCGGCACTCTGGGAAGAGACAGACCATAATGTCCATAATGCCGGGTACCTGTAATAGGATTCTTAAAATCATAACTGAATGAAAATGCGTTCTCTATTGCCGATAAACCGGAGTTAAGTTTTTCCATCAGGCTGTTGATAATGTCAATAACTACATTCAGTGGTGTCTTAGCCAGAGTTATTAATCCGTCAAATATTCCACCAAATATGTTTTTGATGCCTTCCCATGCCTGTGTCCAGTTTCCTGTAAAAACACCCGTAACAAAATCAATGATTCCGTTAAATATCTGTTTTATATCCGACCAGATCCGGCTTACAGATTTCCCAAATGTGTTCAGTATTGTTTTTAGCGTTTTAAAACTTCCCGCCCAGGATCCTTCAAAGACTCCTTTTATAAAGTCAATAAATGGCTGAAAAATATGTTCTTTCACATATTTAAAGATTGATTCAACAATAGTCTTGAATCCCTCTATGATTTCTTCAATTCCCTGCCAGCATTTATCAAAATCTCCAGTAAAAGCACCCGTGCAAAAATCAATGAATCCTCCCAGAATATCCGTGATTCCCTTGATCACATCACCTGCAACAGCCAGCAGATCGAGAATCTGATCTCCGATGTTAGCAATAATCGGTCCTAAAATAGGTAAAATAGTTGCAATGATCCAGTTGATCACAGGTACCAGGAGTGTTTCCCATAATGCCTGTAAATTCTCAAAGATCTTGCCAATCAGTTCGATGACTCCGTTGAGTGCGGGTTGTATATGTTCTGCCCACACTGTGCTGAACTTATCCGCCAGATAATCCAAGACAGGAACAATGTATGTATTATATGCATCAAGGAAGGTACCTACGATATCTGAAATTCCCTGTGCAAGAGAATCCATGAAAGGTTTTACATATTGATCGTACGTTTCAGATATCTTTTCAAATGTATCTACAACCGCCTGGTGCAGGGTATTCAGAACTATTTCAATCGGAACCAGTGTATTTTCGATTGCTGTTTTTATCTTGTCTACATTCTGGGTAACAGGCAAGATAAAAATCTGTTCTATATCCCTTGTAAATTTCAAGAGTACCTCACAAGCTCCAAGAACTCCATCGGCAAAAATTCCTATAATGTGTCCGGTAATGCTTTTGGCTGTTTCCCCGGAGAATACATCGAAAATGTCAGCCATGGCAACATAAAAATCACCTTCTAAATCTGCAATTTCTGCTCTGATATCGAAAATAGATGCCAGTTTTTCCTTAATGTAATCCTTGCTTCCTGTGAGATATTTATCAAATCCGCCAATCAGATTGTCAGCTATGGTTAATCCTATTCTTGCAAAGGAACCAACCATTTTCCCAAAGCATAATGCCAGGGAGTCTAAGAGATGATTTGCTGACTCTACAACAGCCGGATCTGTAAATATTTCCTTAAGTGTTTTTCCTATATTTTTAATACTGTCATTGATAGACTTTATTTTCTTCTGGGAATCCCCAAAACCAATCTGGAATCCCTTTTTGAAGATATTAGCCAGTTCTTTACAGCGTTTCAGAAGTTTATCCAAACTCTTGTTGGTTTTATCAACAGTTGTATCTCCTTCTGCCAGTTTTCCAAAATCAACAGCATCTCCCAGATTGACTCCGGGATTTCCTGTGCCACCTGCTGTGCCAGAATCCGAATCAGATTCTGCATCAGATGGGCTATCTAGCTTTTGGATCTGGTCAAATCCCATCAGAGAGCGCATCTCTTTTGCTGCTTTTTTCGCAGCATTTCCGGCTTTCTTCGTAGAATCTGCCATGTTGTCGGCAGACTGGGAGGCATCTTCCATACCAGCTCCCGCATCAGCTGCCGCTGCGCCTGTTGATGCGATCTGGCTTGTTCCGGATGATTTATTGCCTGTTATCAGCTCCGTAAAGCTTTTGAATGCATTTGCCAGAGTTGCTAATTTCCCGATCAGAGTATTTACTGCTTTGATGATGGGCGTAAATAAATTGATCAGTCCCTGTCCAATCGTTGCTTTTAGAGAATCAAACTGCAGCTTCAGGATGCGGACCTGATTTGCCCAGCTTCCAGATGTCCTTGCGAAATCCCCGGAAGCTGCTGACAATTGCTTTTGCACAAATGAATACCGTAAAGCTACTTTCTCAGCTTCCGTCATCTGTGATGTGGTCTTGCCGAATCCGTTTGCCAACGCATAACTGTCAAGGGCTGTCTGAGTCATTACAACGCCCAGATCCTTTAAAGACTCTGTCTCACCTGTAAATACAGATTTAAGCTTTGTGTAAGCTTCATCCTGACTCAGATTATAGAACGAAGCTACATCTCCGGCTAATCCGGTCAGACTGGAACCCATATCGTAAGCCTGCTGTTCTGTGAATCCAAAAGCTTTCGCCATGGCTCCAAATGTACCAGTGTACTGTTTCGCCATAGTCTCTGAGAGACCGAAGCTCTGTGCTGCAGATTTTGCAAATTCATCGACCTTTGCAGTCATATGAGGAAACGTCACATCTACTACGTTCTGGACCTCTACCAGATCAGAGCCTAATTCCAAGCACTGTTTGCCAAAATCAATTAATTTCTTGGTTCCGAAAGCTGCTGCCAGTGCAACACCTGCTTTTTTTGCCAGTTTGGTAATACCGTTCATCTGCTGCTGGAACTGGTTCTGGTTTACTACAAGATCAAGTGCAATCTGTCCTATACTTGTTGCCATATGTAGTTTCAGTCACCTCCTAATCCAGCCATTCGTAAAAAGGCATTTTTAAATCCATCCATAGCGGTATCCATTTCCTGTTTTGATATGGATTCAGCCACTACCTTTGCATGTTTTTCTTTCCATTCATTTCTGATCCGATGCTGTTCCTTTGTAAAAGTCTTCAGAACTTCTTTATCATCCTCTGCACGTATTGCGATAATCCTTCCAAGCGCTGTTTTATTGTCAATTCCCACGAGCATCTGTTTAAACTCTGTCCATGACATTTTGTGTATTTCTCTCGACAGTCTCAGCCCATACTGTGACTGGAAGGAAGATACGATCAGGTCATAATCTTCAATCAGGTCATAGTATGGGTCAGAGCTTCCCCCGCAGTTTCTTCCTCTCCTACAATAAGTTTCTGGGCTTCCATGACAATTGTTGTCAGATCATTAAAGCTGATCTTCATTTTTTCAATCTTTTCCCGACTTTCCTCCGGGAGCATTAAATTGTATAAATCCAGAATGTCTTTTGCTGTAGCATTTTCCGAGGTAAATTCTGAATATTTTCCCATGATCTTTAACATGGTTGCTGCATCTGCGTTTACTTCTAACTCCTCTTTGCCAATAATCAGGGATGGATTGCCATCCAGTTCCAGTTTTTCTGTAATATTTACTTTTTTCGCCATTATTCTTCTCCTTATACAGCGGGTGTTACAGTAGGCTTGCCATTGCTGATTGCATCAAACTCTAATGCAGCTACATTTGTGGAATCTCCACCACCACAGTTCTTAACATCAAATACAGCGGCATCCCAGGATACGGTTGTTCCATCCGGGAACTCCCATTCAAAATATCCTTCTGCATCATGTCCGTTACTGAACTGTTTTCCTGCAATGTAGTCGTTTCCTGTGTCTCCAATGTTTCTCTTTCCACTGAGAGTGATGGTAACCGCCTTTGCAGTCATCAGGGCTCTCTGCCAGCCTTCCTGGTCCATAGGTGTCCAGGTTTCCACACCATTAGAAAACTCTACGGAAAATGTCTCCATATCTGCAATGGTTGTCGCTGATTCCTTTGTCTTTCCAACTTTGAACTTGTTATCAAGAACCGGAAATACGTTTGTTTTTCCTGCGAATTTCTGTAAATTCATCTGTAAAGCTTTACGTTTCATTCTGTTTTCCTTTCTTCGCATAGATAACAGCCGCCTCTATTACCATTTCACAAATTCCGGAATCGTTCGTTCCAACATCCTGGATTTCATAAAGTGGCTGTATAAATTTAATGGTTTCATCATTAATCGTTATATTCCTTGCCCGTCTGAGCACTTCAAACAGCTCTGTAGCTGTTTTTTCGGTATCCCTTGGAGATTTATTCCAATGTATCAGCAGAGTTATATATTTCTGCCCGTATCCCTCCTGAGCGGGGCCTCCAAGTGCTATGTGCTGTGGATACTGATGCTTGCTGTTGTATACTCCAATAGATTTATCTTCCTTATCCGGAAGTTTCCCCATGTATACGTGTGCAGCCAATTCAAGGGAAGCTATATAGTCTCTCACGTCTGCTAATGTCATATTCCTGTCAGCCTCCTGTAGATTCGTTTAAATGCATTTGTACAGTAATCTGCCTCTCTTCCTCCCGGAAGCCAGTCTTCATACCATTTTCCTTTTGCGTTCGGGTTTTCGTCTGTATGGAAATGATATTCCGGATGAAAATACAGCCTTCTGGCATATGGAGTTGATGATACTATAGATACTTTCCCCTGTTTGCTTTTGGAAGTATCCACGAACGTGCTTTCATTCTGCAGGTTTCCGGTATCTCTCGGGAAAACCTGAGCCTGTACCACTTCTGTGTGAAGCGCTTCTGCCGTCTGTTCCAGAGCTTTCACCTGCATCTCTGAGAGTTCTCGGATTTTGGGAAGATTCAATCTCACTGTTGAATTTACCCGGATCATATTAGCTGAACCTCTGTATAATTTACTGAACCGTCAGAATTTCGTGCCTTTGTTCCCTGTTCGATCCGTCTTTTTACACCAAATATGACAGCCTCACCGCCGGATATGACTGGAAGTTCCGGGCATATGTCCCCGCAAAACAAGGCTGTTCCTGTGATCTTGATCAGTTTCTTTTCAGCAGTCAACACTGTCCGGGCTTTATCCTGATAATTACATTTTCCTGAATACTGTATAGGTTCCAGCGGTTCTCCGTACTCATTTAAACCTTCTCTGTCAAACGACAGGCTGATATCTGTTTTACATAACCGTCTGGGTACCAGACATGGATATTTCATATGATTACCTCGCTAATTGGCAACAAAGGCCGGTTTGACAGAGAAGTGTATAGTCATCTCTCTTCATTGCAATGCCTTTTCCTGTAAATACATTCCATGAACTGCCAAACTGGGCAGATACGCCGTTAATGCTGTAAGAGGACAGGACGCTACTTATTTCGTCTGCATTCTCGTACTCAAATTCTGCCTGTCTGCATATAACTTCCCGGATAATTTCCTGTTGAAATTCTGTAAGATTTAAAAATCCCCGGCCTACAATCCTGTTGTAGGTCAGGGAATCTACATGTCTGCTTGCCTGCTTTAATGCTTTTTCTATTTCATCTTCAGGTATCAGAATTCCTTCATAGGTATCCAGGTAATAGCTTTCTGTTGCATATGATTTATAACTCATATGACGCCCTCCGATCAGGCACCAACCTCTGTTGTGTCTACGTCAACATAAATACTGTCGATATTGCCATCACGTCCATTCGGGAACACAAATACATCAGAAAATGATCTGTTCTGATACAGGTATCCGTCTCCCTTGGTGTGTCCGCCTGGCTCAAAGTAATAAATACTGTTAATCTTTGGTACGGTTTTGCAGGTCTGACCACAGGCAACCAGCACATTGATCTTGTGTGCTCCTGTCACTCCGGATGCTTTTTTGAGTGGCTCAAATCCGCCGCCTTCCGGCTCCCAGTTGAATGCATCATAGAAACGCTCATCGTCAATAACTTCCATGATCGGCACGCCATCAATTTCAGTTACTCTGGTCTCAATGCCAAGACCGCCTTCTGCAATCTGGGTCATTTCAATCTTTCTGGTGAATTCTGTAGACTGCTCCAGAGCGTCCATAATCTCACTGCGAACATACATAAGCAGAGAACCATTTGCTTTGTATCTTCTGAGTTTCCCTTTTGCAAGGATATCTTTGAGCATACCGAATACTTTTGCCTTTGTGTATGCAGATGTTGCTGTGGATCCATGATAGTCTTCTGTCTTCTGAGCTGCCTGAGCTACCTTGGAGAAGAACAGCGCATCTGTTTCCGGAACTACCCATGTCTGTTCAAACACGCGGGAAATGTTCTGAATGGAAGCTGTAGCATTTGTCTCATCAACATCTGCTTTATCTACCATAAATTCAACATCACGGTCGTGTGTCAGTGTGTATGGTACGTCTTTCTGTTCGTAAGAGCCAACATTCCAGCCGCCTTTTCTGCTGTGGTTCTTGTATCCGGATGTACTCATCTGAGTAAAATGAAATGTTTTGGCATCAAGCCATCTAACATTGCTAGTTACAAATGGAGATGTCAGGGTTCCCTGCATCAGGATTTCAAGGAGCTCCGGGCTCCACTGTTCTGCATAATTTAATGCCATAGTTTATACCTTCTTTCTTTTTAGTTCCAGCGATTCCAACGTTTTGTTGGCACTGCTGTTTGGTTTGTAGTTGTCTGAGAATGCTGTGCCGGATTACCGCCAGTTCCTACCTGAGTAAAACCGGTCTTTCCGTCAGCCTGTGGTTTCAAAGCCGGAACAGCTTCCAATACCGTATTAAGTGCTGTTTTCAGTGCTTCTTCGTTAATCTTCCCATCCTGTCCTGATGCCTGACTAAGATCAGCCATTTTCAAGACGTATGGAATTGTCTTTGCATCAAGCCCCAGGGATACTGCCATCATTGCAGCTGCGTTTTCAACCTTTGCGGCCTGCACTGCTGCCTGTGCTGCTGTCAACTGGTTCTGAGTCTCTGTAATCTGACTCTGCAGTCCTGCTACATCAGGAGTATTTGCCGCCTGCTGCTGTTTGAATGATGCAATTGCCTGGTCCATCTGTTCCTTTGAAAGCCCCTGCTGTTTAAAATAGCCTTTTAAAACAGATTCCTCTGTTACGCTCTGCTTTCCCGCGATCAGACTGGCCAGTTTATCATAATCAAACTGTGGTGTCTGCTGTGTTCCTGTTGGTGGTGTTCCGCCTTCTGCTCCTGAACCTCCTCCACCGTCACCAGTTCCGCCTTCTGCAAATGTCTGCAGGTTCATTGATAATTTGCATCTGAATCTCTTATACATTTTTACATGCTCCTTTACAGTTTTTTATGTGCTGTCTGCACGAATACAGTTTTACGTGTGTCTCACATAAACAGTTGTTAACCCGGTGTCTCCGCGTAGTTTTAAGCCTTCGGGCATAAAAATAAGGCGTTTCACCCTACGCCTCAGCGGGAGATTCTGGATCACCGCCTTTCTGTTCCGGGATCTCTTTAGCCACTTTTAATGCTATGAGATATTTCCCTCTTTCTTTTGATACCGAATATTTGTCTCCAACCTTTCGAAGCTTCAAGTTGTTTTCTTTATCGTAGAAATTATGGATAACTTCGATTTTCATGTTCTCACCTCCCTCTGTTGTGCCGGCGCAATTTTAAAAAAGAGTATAAAAATACCACCGGCCATTTCTGACTGGTGGTACTAAATACGTCCTTCTTTTTTCAATTTCTTAATTTCTTCTTCTGTAAGCTTTCTCGGTTTACCCAGCATTGCCACTCTGTCCTGAAAGTCTTTATAGGCTTTCTTTTCCTTTGATTTCATCTTCATACGATCACCTGCAATTCTATTTCTTTTTCTTTCTTTGATACTACTCTGAATATAGTATCCTTGTCAAGCAATAACTCTCTTTGCTTAGGATATCTGCTTATCCTTTCAATATATGCTCCTTTGCTGCCTTTTGGTACATATATCAAAATTTTATATGATTTGTTCAACGCAGCTCCTTGAGTCACCGAAGTACTGATAAACTGTCCTTCCGTGACCAGATCATTTACTTCAAATTCATCATAAAGTGGTATGTCCAGATTTCTATATGTAATAACATCATGCTGAATCTTACTCTTTTTCAATGCACCTGATATTGTTTCTGCATACTCTCTAAGTTTTTTATCTTCTGCTATATCTCCACGAAGCATAGCATTAAGCCGTTCAAAGAATCGATCCGGCTTTTGATCGCCAGAATTGAACGTGTATTTTTCAATCGCATGTTTTTCTTTTTCTGATAAACAATCAATCCAATCCTGTGATTCTGTACGAAGAAGGCTGACAATCTGATTCTGCGGAACTGCGTGGAAATCTGCAAGTGGTCTTTTTGATTCTGCATATTCCTGGCTGTCCATATTACCAGTCTTCATTCTAACATGTTGCCACTCTTTTTGTTTTTGTCCATACACCTGTTGGTTCTCCGGATCCAGAGAGAATTGTGACAGCCTATTATATTTCTTTTCCTGGCGTTCGGCATATTGCTGACGTTCCCGCCTGGCGTTTTTCTCTACAAGGTTGTTGAGCTCTTCTCTGGTATATTTCCCATCGGGTGGAGTATTGACTCCTTCAATGTAGGTTGTATGGCTGTCACGGCATCGGGGATGGTAAAGTCCAGCTGCTATGGCAGCACTTATCAGCGGATACTTAATTCCTGTAACGGGAGATACTCCGTCTTTCGGACCTCCGCTCCATACATCATCAATCATGACTTTTCCCACGAATGGAACACACAAAGAGCAAGGACAGCCACTGCCACGTTTATTGATAATCACTGTGTACACGCCCCATTCCCGGCGTTTCTCTCCTTCCCCCTGCAGGTACGCTCTTTTCGTTGCTGTTCGGATTGCCATATCTGCATAGTCTGCAAGGGTATGTCTGGCACCATTGGCATATTCCACGCAGTTTAGACCTGCTTTGAGGAAATCCTTAGTTGCCATATCCACAGCTTTTTCATAGGTTCCTGCACCGGTATTGGCATATACCTGAGCATTATAAATAATTCTCCGATATTGATCATTAGCCATGCGAAGCACTGCAGTTTCTGCTTTCTTCATATCATCTGTTGTGGCTTTGATCAGAGCTTCCAGCTTCCGATCATTCAGCTTAAAAAATTCTGCAGTACCTCCCTTGCTTATTTTATTTGCCGGAAAGCCTTTTTTTATGGCATTCAAAATAGTGATCTCCTGCTGCATATTTCCTTCTGTTCTTGCAGTCCGAATCAGCTCCGCTATCTTTGCATTGATATCCTTAAACTGTTTGCCATATTTCTTTTGATTATTATGTTTATATTCTTCCAGGGATTTCAGCATTTCTGTCTGCCACATGGACCATTGTTTGTCTTCGTCAATTTCTTCCTGCTTATGAGATTCCATATTGCGGATCATGGATGCTATGAGTTCATTCTCTATAGCTTCAAAGGCAGCTCCAATATCGTATTCATCATTTATCCTTGCCATTAGACAATACCTTGAATCCTTGAGACTTAAACTGTCGTGTCAGTTCCTTCAATTTTGTAATGCTGTCGCAATGATCACATCGAAGTTCCGCATAATCTGCTTTTTCCAAGGCATATACGCCCATAGGAACCTGTTCTTTTGCAATTTTAAGAAGTCCCTGATACTCCCTTCTGTTCATCCGGTATATTCGATTGTTTACCTTCACTTTCATCTGATCCGCCTCCTGTATCTACTTCAAAATCACCAAGTTCCATATTGACTGCCGGTTCTTCCAGATCCTGGATTCCCTGTTCTGCTTTCAGACGGGCTATTTCTTCTTCCTTGCAATGTTCATCCAGACTATCTCCGTAAAGTTCCTCCACGCAGCGCTCAATGCTCATAATTCCGCCCTGTTTTGCTTTGGCTACTGTTTCCACCTGAGATTCAAAAGAAGGGTTTGCGTATTCCCCAAAAGGAATATTTACTTTCACTTCTTCTATAGACTGCTTATGGAGGATATTGTTGGCATTGATACACATTCCCACTACATTTGGCAGTGTTTCCTGCATCGCCTCCACAATAGAATTTCTGGTATAGAGAGTAGTTTTTTCTTTCTCTCTCTGCGCTTCCGCATTATCCAGTTTTTTTGTATCAATGCCAAGAGTAGATGGGCTGATCACTCCCTGCAGACAAAGATCTAAAGCTGTTATGTATGATGCCAGATAGCTTTCATGTGGAATTGCAGGCTGTTCCATCATAATCTGATTTTTCTGTCCTTCTCTCATATCTCCTTCTGCTGCCAGATAGCGGTTATCAAAAGGATTGGGTTTTATAAGCTGTCCTGTTTCGGGATCATGGGGAATCAGACAGTCAGGGACATATGTTTTTGCTCGTCCTGCTCTCAGGGCATCCATCCACTGCGACCATGCCTCATCCAGGGAGTCAAAGTTGTCCAGCTTTCCATCAAAGATACTTCCGCCTCGTCCCTCATATTTTGCAGATTCAAAGATCATAAATGGTTCTGCCAGAATCAGTGAGTCATCAAATGTAACATCTTTAAGGTTCTCTGTTGCCTTAATCATTTTAATGTCTACAAGCTTATTTCCCTGGTACAGTTCATTGATGATGTATCCATATCCGTATCGTTCATTTAGGACATAGATCCTGCCCTTTTCGTAATACGGAGTTTTAAATACAATCTCGCGGATCCGGTCTCTCTGATAAACAAATTCTACTCTGTCTCCCGGATACCATTCCAGGATTGGATAATCGCTGATGGAAGTATCAATAACCGCTTTAAAAGCTCCGTCGCCAATAAACAATGTCTCTTTTAATGCACTCTCCATCTTTTTCCGAAACTTGTTCTCTTTTTCTATCTCTTTCCAGAGCAGTTCGTGAGCAGGAGACTCAAATTCGAATTCATCCATATCTGGCAGGACTACAGAAGAAAGCGTCCGGACGATCAATCCCGGCAGTCCTGTATGGATTTTTCTCATATCCATACCTGGTGAGCATTTACTTGTCCAGAATTTGTATTTATCTGCATATTCGCTGTTCTGCTGGTAGAACTGTTCCAGTTCGTTGCTGTCGCCTCTGTACCAAATCCTGTTACGAATCGCATGGCCCTCAAAGTCCAACATTTCATTGATCTGGAAATTATATGGATTTGCTGGAAGCACGTTTAGCCAGCTCCGGACTGTCTTTTTTATATTCTCATTCAATTTATCCATCCATTTCACCTTTTCGTTTCCTCCGTTTCGAATCCAATCATATTCCGATATGGAATCCAGCCATACTGCTGGGAGTTTATTGTATGGTCGTTTCGGTCTTCCGGGATATCTTTTTCTTCATCCCAGGAGTATTTCTCCAATTCAGCTATGTGATTGGTACATGTATCTACAACCAGGTAGCAGTCCTGCTGGATCCAGCCAAGCTGCAGCTTAATTCGATCCAGGATTTCTACTTTTTTGTAGGATTCTATAAAATTATATAAACTGCCGTGCAGTCGTTTATATTTTCTTAATTCTGTGATCGTAGCTGCATCTGCGCAGTCAACAAATGTATCTTTTGCAAATCCCCAGTCTTTCCGGCATTTCTCAAGAAATTCTATAAATTTTACTGCTGTATCAGAGGGTGCAAGAGGTTGATCCAGTTCTTTATTGCTATATACTTTCTCAGCCAGTGTGATCAACTTCCTATCCTCTGTGATTCCCTGGAACATCATTGCGATTGTATCTGGAGATTTTGAAGAATACGAGGTATCCAGACCGCAAGTAAACTTTTTGAATTTCAGTTTCCCTGCTGCCATTTGAGCCCTTATCCATTTCTCCGAAACCACATGCTGCTTCCTGTTGAAATTAGGGAATACCAGACCGGTTGCCTTTCCTCGCAGGCCTTGAATCTTGTTCTTCCAGATCTTTGTTCCTTTGGGCGTGTTCTGTATAATCTGCTGTTTCTTTTCTTCCGGAAGTCCGGCGTTATCATCAAAAGAGAAGAACCAATGTACCCAGCCGACTTTTGGTTCTTCTCTTAATTCATCTTTAATCTCCTGAGGAGTATCGTCTTCCCATTCAGGCAGTGGTCTGCTGCAGTTGATGTATTCTTTATACACATCCAATCCTGGATCATCCGGATTGAGAGTTGCCATGAGATAATCACAACGCATCGATGCTTCTCTGACAAAATCAATATCTGCTGTATTAACCTCATCAATATATAAGCAGCCGTACTGACCGCCCAGAGCCTTTTTCCACTTCTTTTTGTTTCCATAACCAAGAACATATATTGTCTTATCTCCTTGCGGGGTATGAAACAATAAATGCGGAATCTTATCATCTTTTGTTCCGGATCCGTTATATTCTACGAGAATTCCGAAATCATCCAGGATTCCCAAGTCCTTGTTGATGATGTTCTTTTCAGCAGTTCCTGTATCATCAGCTGCAAGGATATGCAATTTCTTTGGAGATTCAGCAACCTTGCACATAAACTTAAAGAGTCCAACGGTTGTCTTTCCTGCTGCCGTGGTCAGGTTCCTTCAAGAAATTCTACAGGCGCATTGCAATGCAGGAATGCTTTGTATTTATCTGATAATACTAATCTCTGAGAACTCATGAAGGTTAACCACCTCCCCGAAGCTGTTCCAGGATATCTCCCAGCTTCTTCTTTTCCTCTTCCAAACCGGAAACTTCCAGCTTATCCTTAAACATTCCCAGATGCCTTCCGAGAAGTTCCAAGGCCTGTTCTTTGTTATTTAGTTTCACTTCAACGCCAAATCTGCCTCCCTTTATTCCGGCAATAGCTCTGATCTGCTGTTCGTCCAGATTTGCCGTATCTTTTATAATTACCTGCCCATCTTTGACTTCTGCATAATCTGTAGCTTTTGCAAAGGCTATGGCTGCCAGTTCCTTTAATACCCTGTCCTGAGTGATTTCTGTCCGTTTCTGGCGTTCCTGCATCCGTTCCTGAATATATTCCGCAACCTTGACATTTCTCAACATCCTGCTGCCGGCCTGAGCTGCTGTTTCATCCCGTTTTACAGACGGATATGCTTTTCGGTAAGCCCTTGTGGCATTCAGATCTATCAGGTATTCATCTGCAAATATCTTCTGTTTTTCTGTCATTCAGGCTCACCTTCTTTCTTTTATAAAATACAGTCCTGCCGGCGCCATACACGACAACCGATTGATGCCGTGACATGAAAGGAGGTGTTAACACAAAAGCGGCAATGAGAACCGTTTTGCGCTGGCGCCGTGCACGCTGTACGAAAATTGACAATAGGAAAGCACCCGGAGTGTTCCGAGTGCTCTAATGGATATTCTGGGATTCGAACCCAGGACCGCCCGGTTATGAGCCGGGATCTCTAACCAGCTGAGTTAAATATCCTTGCTTTTTTATAGTAAAAGCCACCCGTGGGCCAGGTGGTTTTTCTAAAAGGACTTTTATAATTTTCTGTTCGCAAATGTTTGGAATTGAATTATGTATGATTTTCACTGAGTTCAGTTTACATATTAACATAATCAAAACGAACACGACCGAACATTTTGTTATTTTTCCAAATTATTTTCCAGATATCTATCATGGCGCATCCTGCAGCTATCCTCTGTATACTTGATTCTTCGCTTCGGGAAGCGATCATTCATATTCATGGCAACTGCTGCCCAGGTCATATCATCCAGATATCTGAATCTAAGCATCATCCTCAAATCACTTTTCGGAACTTTTTCAATAAAATCGTCCACCTCATTAATCGCATTCTGGAGTTCATCCTCCAGAATATGTAATTTTGCCACTCTTTTCTTTATCATATTTTTTACCTGGTTATGTTCAGGAATTGGATACCCAGTGATCCGGATCGATCCCAGGGTTCCGTCTGCTCTGGTACCCTTTACAGTGTCGGATACTACGCCTTCTTCTTTTATTTTCAGGAGCCTGCGTTCGTCTTTATCTATCCTGTCCTGCAGATCACGGATTTCCTCTTTTAATTCTATGTACTGTTCCAGGATATTCTTGTCCATCGGTATCGCTCCCCTTTCACAAATTCTTCAAATCTGTATCACATATTGCTCACATTTTCTAGGTATATTATTACCTGTACAGAGCAAAGAGTAATTGCAAATAAAACTTTTTTCTTTTTCATACTTTTAGCCGGGAGCTGTTGAGAGTTCCCGGCCTCCTTCTTTTTATCGGCTCCATTCCCTTCCGGATTCTAAATCTTTTATTCTTGTTATCTGTAATCCCATGCGATATGCCATCGCTCTGAGAATACAATAATCTTTGTATGTATGCTGCGGCATTCGATCTGCTGCCCGGATTGCTTTACTTGCTGTCGGATCCGGATATCCTTCTTTGTTTCTTCCTGTCATTCTTATGTCCTCCCACATAATTTTAGGAACCAGTTTCTCCGTGTTTCCCATTCGATCCATATTGGATCCTGTTTTGGAATAGCTGTATCTACTGCTTCTATTGCATATCTATGTCCAATTGCATAATTCCCATAATAAGCTCCTGATACTGCACTTCTGGAACACTTTAGTCTTTCTGCTGCCTGTTTCAGCGTAACCGCCGGTTCTATAGTCTTTCCTGTCTTTATGTCTGTGATCTCATATAAATTCATTTCCTCTCCTCATAGAATCTGCAGTCCTTGCAGTTCATTTTGGCTGTAACATATTTGCCTTTGATGATGTGCATGTTCGGACAGGTGGGACGGGTATATACTGCTACAGCTCCGATGCGCCCTGTACTATGTTTACATGTTTCTGCTCTTGTGCTCATTTTCATCCTCCAGATAATTCTTACCGAATAGTTTTACAAATTCTTCCCTGCTGCCGCATTTCTTTTCAAAGGTCCTCTGGCCGATCCGCTGCAGGGTGGTTCGGACTTCTTTGTTTCTATGTGCTGCTATTTCTGAGGTTCTGTGGCACTCTGGGCAAAGATATACGGTTAAACCGTATTGTTCCGAGTATTTTCGGTTTGCACTGCCATAGATGTGATGACGTTCGGTATAGCCTCGTTTCTGGCAGATGAAGCACTGACCTTTTGTGTCTCTGTCTATGATGCTTTTATGGTGTTTCTTTCGTTTTTTTCTGATGATTCCTTTTGGAAATAATAATCCTTCCTGGTTCATCTGGTGTACCTCCGTGATGTTCTGATCTGAGTGTTTCTATCCTGAATATTCCGGTTAAAATCTTCTACTGCTCTGGTAGCTTCCTGTCGTTTTAATTCTTTCAGACCGCCCCAGGGCTTGTGAAGGAAATTGTGGAACCGACGGCCGGTATAATGCATCCATCCTGGCGGATTCTGGCCGATCGCTTTCTTGAATAATTTCTTTTTCTGTCTGAGATTCATACGTCTCCTTTCTCCTGCTCCCGTTGACAGGCTTGGGAGCAGGCATATCTATGTGGATTTTAGAGTACCCTTATTCTTCCCACGGCCTTCCGTTGTGGTCTACTTTTCCTTGTAGCCATTCATGCCAGAAAATAGTATGCAGAAACGTGTTATATGTCTCATTTGAGAAAGACTTCATTGCTTTGGCCATGTATTCTGCAGTTCCATAAGATGTCAGGGTATCTATGTATTCTTTTCTGGTCATAGGTTCTGCTGCCCATTCCTCTGGTTCGGATTGCGCCGGCGCAATTTCTGGTTCTTTCTCTACGATTTTGTTGGTGTCAATATTTTCATGTTCTGGTGGCTGTTCGGATTCCGTTTTGGGTTCGTTTTCTTTCTGATCAGCTGGTTCTCCTGCAGATTTTGGCATATATTCCGGGTGATTTATGATGTTGTCCTGTCCTGGAATCTGAGGTTCTGGTTCTGAAAGTGCTGTTTCTTGACTTTTTTCTACATTTTTTGGTTCTGTTTTAGGTTCTTCTGATAGCTGTTCCTGCACTGTATTTACTCTGCTATCCTCTTCTTTTATATCAACTGCTGTTTTTTGACTTTTATCCACAGAGTTTTCCACTCTTTCCACAGGTTCCGGCTGTTGCGCCGGCGCAATTTCCGTTTCAGGGCGAACATTGCGTTCGGGTGCTGGCTCTGGTGTCGGTTTCGGAATCTCTTTTGGGGTCGGATCAAGAGTTTCCTCTGAGATTCCGAAGTAATTCTCATATGTTCTGGCTCCTGCTGCCGCCTCTGCAAATATTTCCTGTACGTATGTAAAGAACTGTTCCCAGGAAATGTTCTTCATCTCTCCATTGAAGATCTTTACCGTGATATCTTCCTGATGAAACATCAAGAACACGGTTCCTTTTCGATAGCTCATGCTGTCACCGGGGTTGATGATCTGGGACATTTCTTTGATGTTTCCGGTCTGATAGGCTTCACTGGCATAAAGAGTATTGAGAATACCTTGTTTTTCCCGGAAGAATTCCTGGATTGTGGCGCGGAGCTTGTCCTCGGTGCTCTGGGCTGACTTCCAGTCTAAGAGATTCATGGGGTTGTTCTCGTTTTCCTTGTTGAAGTCTTTTAGCTCTCGGATGTCTTCTCTCTTATCCGTTGGTTTGAATATCTGCTGGTCCTCATCCGGAAGCTGGAGCATTTCTACCAGTTTGTTGAACTCGAAGTCTTTATATTGCTCCTGCAGTTCTGGGGTATCGCCTGGGACAGAATACTTCTCATAAACTTTCATGAAACGACTGACTCCGGATGCATTCATGCCGTATTCTGCTTTGGCAAATTCTGCGATCGTGTTATAGCCATCGTGTTTATAGGCTTCTGACTTGTTGATTCTGGTCAGCTGCCAACCGATCCGCACGAAGCTCTTTACGATTCCGCCCAATTCCTGTTTAATCTCGTTTTTGCTCTGGATGTAATCATCCATGCTTAACTGCATATATTCCATAGTGTCCTCCTTTTCAAACGTACACAACTTATGTATGTTTCCTTATGCTGTTACAGCTAATATCTCCTGCTTTTCTTTCAATTCTCCGATATACTTTTTAAGCCATTTCTCAATGGCTATCTGATCTGGCTTGGTATCCCTGATGCCATACCACTGCAATATCGTATTCCTGCGAATCTCTACTGTTATGTATGGAGATTCCGGCTGTTTTTTTAACCGCAGGAACAGGATCGTGCTTTCTCCTGTATCATGTTTGTCCAAATAGTTGTTTCCACCTACACAATGGTGCAGGGTCCGTCCTTCTGTTACGATCTCCTCTGCTGACCGTGCAGGACGGATCAGATATACTTCATCCTCAAAGAAATACCGGTTTCTGAGTTTTCGGTAATTCTTACGGATGTTCGGGTATTTCTCGCTTACTTCCCGGTTTCTCTTTTCAATCTTCTCCTGATTGGTTTCTAAGACCATCCGATCATGAGCCGCCTGCAGATCACGTGGGAACAAATAGATCTGATTTGTCAGGTCATATTCTCGTTGGATCCTCATGTGCAGGTAATCTATATATAAGCTGCAGGTAACCCTCAGGACTCCTGCTGCATGTCCGCACAACTGTTGCTCTATGAAACTGTCCGGAATATCTATGCCAGCATATTTTTCTATCTTATGCATAAATTTTGTGACAGTCGTATATTTCAGCACTTCGATAATATCGCTTTCGTACATTGAGCTCTCAGCCAGAAAAATAGTTTCCTTCTCTGACAAATGAAGGTCTTTCCTGCGTTCCATCTGCCAGATTTTTAAATAGCCTGTGTTTCCCTCTACTGCTATTAAATTCTGGATCCTTTCCTTACGGATTCTTAAAAAGTCTTCCGGGTGTGTGGCATTCTGATCCAGGACAATCCCGCTGTATCCGCTGATCATCGCCCTGACTATCTCGTGCAGTCCCATCTTGGAAAGCATTTCGATCTGCGGCCACTGGAGATATTTCTGCAGATAACCCGTGAGATTATAGGTTGGTTCAAATCTGCTGTATTCTTTTGCTCCAGAATATTGAAGGAACGTGCCTTTTAACCATCCATAGCTTTTTTCATATACTTTTGCCTCAGAGATCCGGATGTTGTTCATGCCATACAGATTACAGTCGTCCCAGAATTCTCCGGTATAGGAAGAATACTTGCGATAATCTGTCTGGGGACGTTTTCCTTCTTCCAGGTAGGTCCGAGCAATCTCTGTTGTGATGTAGCTCTCTTTTGCTTCCAGCATGATTTCCCGTCTTTCTTCTGCCATTGTGTCCAGTCTGTAAATCTTTTCAATCTCTACATATCGGATCACTGCCCCGTTTGTCTTGTATGGCTGGGCTACAAAACAGCATTTTCCTTTGCCATATACGCCTTTCGTCTTTCCCTGGGCTTTATAGGTTCCAAGAGCTTTGCAGTATGGACAGGTTCCGGGACTGTTATTTACGGGTGGATCAATGACTGTTTCAAACTGGCTCTCAAAGCTTTCCCCGCGTTTGATTGCCATTGTTGTCACATGTCCGCAGGCAGAGCAGGCAATATCCGCATATCTGCCATGGCGCTTATAATATAAAAAGTGTTCATCAGAAAACAGTTTTCTCCCTGCCCATTCCTGCAGATCTGTTGGAAGCGGCGGTGTATTCTGGATCCTTTCGTCCAGTCTCAGCTTGCGGTTTGCGCTCCGCTTTTGTGTTCTCTCACTTCGAATGTCATTGATCAGACTTTCCAGGACATCCATCCAGCTATGGAATTTCTTATCAAGCCATTTGCAAGAGTTAAAGCTCCATATCCGGTCAATCTCTGTTTCTGTTATGTAAGCTTTGTTTGTTTTGGCCGCAAAGGTATACTGTATTTTTCGTTTTTCTTTCTCCAGGCCTGCTGCTGACCAGATCCCGGATTCCGGGTAGTAAAATCCCCAGTCTTTTTCCGTAAATACCATTCTGATCCAGGGAATCTGACGTTTTCCTTTTCTGTTTTCATATACTTCTACAAACAGATGGCGTTCTTCCTTGATCTCCTGAATAAAGGCGGATATGGTATTAAGATATCTCTTCTCTGCTTTCGTGCCGCCTGCAAAGGGGATCTTCTCAATCTCTTTCTTTTTCATTTCCTGCTGCCTCCCAGATAATAATCTCTGATCAGCTCCTTCGCTTTTGCCATACCGGGAATACCGAAAGTCACTCTGCTGGCACTAATCTTTGCTGCCTTTATGATCGCCTTGTCCACTTCAATCTGGTTCTTAAAAGAATATGCCAGTAAAACTGCGATGCATCCCCTCAGGCTCTTGCCTTTCTTGCGAACCTGGTGCGCGATCATCTCATTTTCCATACAGAGTCCTTTGATATACTCTACCCAGTCCAGCATCAGTTCCTTTGGTTTCAGCTCTGCGCATTCCACGTCGATTTTGCCAATGGCAGCAGATGTGGAGTCACAGAGAGTCGGGATTGCTTCTTCCAGATACATCTCTACATAATCATCCGGGATGCCGTTTTCCCTTGCCAGTTCTTTTAAGCTGTCCAAGTCTCCCTCCTGCAGGAGATTGGCTGCTAATTCATTGATTTCCGTATACAAACTCATTTCTCCAAATTTATCGAACATCGTGTTCTCCTTTCCGCGAATTACTTATGGTTCTATTTTGAAACGCACTGCATGACCGCTGAGCAGCTTGTCCACCTGCTGCCAGAGATCTGCATTGCGCAGTTCCTGATTTCCTGTCCGGGTCCATCCATTTTCTTTCCATGCAGGAAGACTCTGGTATCCATTCTGCAGATACCGGTTGTCTGCATGAATCGTAAGCAGGGATGGACGGCGCAATCTCTGTAATGCTGCTACCAGACATAAAAGGGCAAGGCGGTTTCCCGTTGTTTCTTCTACTTCCGCTGATGCGCTGCTTGGATTTCCTGCACTTTTCGGGAAATCTTTGCTGGCAATGATGTATGTATACTTGCCCTTCTTTATTTTTCCAATTTTTTTGGTAAGAATCAGGGAGATATCTACTCTCGCCATTTTCTGATCCATCTTTAAATCCTCCTGTCTATCTTTACAAGTGTGTAATGGCGGTATGCGTATCCTGTCACAGGATTGATCCCTTTTTTGATGGAATCCGGATCCACATAGTAACCTTTGGGGGCTTTGGGTTCTCTGACTACTCCATCTTTGTCTATCAGGGAACGTCTTTTTATTTCTTTTCTGGCCGGTTCTTTGCGGATCAGGTTTCTGGACGGATGATATGCTTTTGCTTTTTCCGGTTCCCATTCCTGTAAGGGTGTTGCTATGTACTCTGCCAGATCTCCGTTCTTCAGGTCGTATACAACTTTCATGTTCGGATTCCCATGTGTCCAGAGTTCCCTGACAATCTTTTCTGTTCGAGTCTCTGTATTTGATTCGGCATTTAAGAGGATATGGATGTGGATCGCACCCCTCTTTCCTATCTGTGGTCTCCAGATATACTTTAAGATCCAACCGTATTTCCGGTATCTGGTCTGAAGCTGCCTTATGAATTTCTGCATATGCTTTATCATCTCTTCCCAGCTTACTCTCTTGTCCTTCTGGTACGTGAGAGTGATCCAGCTGTCTCCGGTTGTGAAGTTCCACTTTACCAGTCTCCTGAGTTCTCTCACCCTCT